GCCGGCTGACGAAGGGGGTACGGATGGCTGAGCTTGAGCGCCGGTTTGCGGTCAGCCCACCGGAAGAGCGCAAGGCGGACAACGGCGAGATCGTCATGCGCGGTTACGCCTACCGCTTCAACGAGCTGTCACACGACCTGGGCGGTTTCCGTGAGCGGATCGTTCCGGGTGCGGGTGCTCCGTCGCTGCGACAGAACGACGTGTTGGCCACGTTCAACCACAACGTGAACGCTCTTCTTGGGCGCACGGGTGCGGGGACGCTCCGGGTCGGTGAAGACCGTGAGGGCGGGTTCTATGAGATTGACCTTCCCGACACCACGACCGGCCGTGACGTTGCCGCTCTCCTCAAGCGCGGTGACCTTCGCGGTAGCTCCTTCACCTTCCGTGTGCTGGACGGTGGGCAGCGTCGGGCAGATGACGACGACCCTGAGACCGGTCTTCCTGTTCGGGAGATCACGGCCATGGACGTTGCCGAAGTCGGACCGGTGGTCAACCCGGCTTACCCGACTACTCAGGCAGCGCTTCGCTCAGTCGAACAGGCGCTAGGCATTGGGGACTTCGCTCCCCCTCCGCCCGAATCCGAAGAGCGAAACGACCCACCGGCTTCCGACACATCGGAGCCGGTTTCTTATTTCAACGAGCGCGCGCTTCTCCGTGCGCTCAGTAAGGATGGTGTCTGAGCATGGACGCTAAGACCCTGAGCGCCAACTTTGAAGCGCGTGAGCGTGCGACCCACGAGCTTCGTTCCCTGACCGACGAGTTCGCCGGCAAGGACATGACCGCTGAGGCGCGCGAGAAGGAGACGAACCTTCTCACTGCCATTGCGGACTTTGACGGTCGGATCAAGCGTGGCGTTGACGCTCTCGCTGCGACTGAGAACGTCACCTCGCTCATGCAGGGACTCAAGGGCTCCGGCAGCAAGCGTGAGACTCAGGACAAGCTTGCGGACGCTTCCGCTCAGCTTCGTTCCCTGGGCGGTGCGGACGGCTTCGGCAAGATGCTTGAGTTCCGCGCTGAGACCGGCGACGTTGAGTCCCGCGCTGTGGACCGTCCCGGCAACCCGAACGTCCTGAGCCGGACCCTGTACGGTCAGCTTCTCGCTCAGGCCGTTGAGCGTTCCACGATCATGCGCAACGGTGCGAGCATCGTGACCACGTCCAGCGGTGAGCCGATTGACTTCACTGTTGTCACCGGTCGCGCTTCCGCGTCCATCGTTGGCGAGAACGGGAACATCCCTGAGAGTGCGCCGAGCACCATTCAGGTTTCCGTGGGCGCTTACAAGTACGCGTACGCGTCCACCGTGTCCAGTGAGTTCATTGCTGATCAGGCGCTTGACCTTGTCGGCTTCCTTGTCGGTGACGCGGGTCCGGCCATTGGTGACGGCATGGGTCGTCACTTCCTGACCGGTACCGGTACGGGTCAGCCGAAGGGCATTTTCACTTCTGCCCCCGCTGCCACTGCCGCGTTCGCCGTTGACTCCGCTGACGGTGTCGTTGCCGACGCGCTCATTGACCTGAGCTACGAGCTGACTCAGTCTTACCGCCGTGACGCGAAGTACGTTGTGGCCGACAAGACTGCCGCGCTCATGCGGAAGCTCAAGGACGCGAACGGTCAGTACCTGTGGGCTTCCGGTCTCGTGGCCGGCGCTCCCGACACCTTCAACGGCAAGCCGGTCCTGACTGACGACGGTGTCCCGGAGACGAAGGTTCTGTTCGGTGACCTGAGCAAGTACCGCGTCCGTCTCGCCGGTCCGCTCCGCGTTGAGCGCTCCGTTGATTACAAGTTCCTGAACGATCAGGTCGTGTACCGGTTCATTCAGCGCGCTGACGGTCTGCTTGTTGACGAGCGTTCGGCGAAGGTTCTGACCATTGGTGCGGGTGCCTAATCCCGCTTGACGGGAAGGGGAGTTGCCCACTCTCAAGAGTAGGTTGCTCCCCTTCCCCGCTGAGGGGATCACATGGCATACGCCGACATTGCTGAGCTTCGCGCGCTGGACGGCATGGAAGATACCGGCCTGTTCAGTGACGCGCTTCTGTCCGAAGCAATTGACTTCGCGGTTGAAACCGTTGAGGTCTACTGCGGGCAGAAGTGGGACACGGTGGACAACCCGACTCCGGAAACTATCCGGTGGTGCGCGCGCACGATTGCGCGTCAGTACGTCCTTGACACCGTGTCCCGTATCCCTGACCGCGCGCTACAGCTTCAATCCGAATTCGGAAGCATTCAGCTTGCGCAAGCCGGGGGCTCGTTCCGTCCGACTTCGCTGCCGGAAGTGAACGCGAAGTTGAACCTTTACCGCGCGCGACTGCCGTTCATTTTCATGTAGGGGGACAGCGTGGCGTTCATGTTTGACACGAAGTCCGCGCTGTTTGACCGGCTCAAGGCTTCGGTTCCGGCCGGAGTCCAGTGCACCTATGCCGAGACCGGTGACAACTCCCGGCGGCAACAGGTGTGGCTAGGCGCGACGACTGACGACGACCTTGCCTCAGCCGGCATGAGAGAAGGCCGGAAGCCCACGAACGTCACGGGCTACGTGGAAGTTCACGCGGTAGTGATCTCCCCCGGCAACCCGGTGGACGCTGAGCGCGGCGTGTACGTGCTGCGGGACAGCATCACTGACGCGTGCGCCACGGTGGACAGAACGGCCGTGACGGGGCTTGTAGACCTTCGGCCGGAGTCAGCCTCAGTCGAGACTTCCGAGACGACTGACGGAGCGTTCAGCGCTCTTACGGTCCGCGTCCGCGTTCGTGGTCGCGTCTATCAGTAGAAGGGGGCGCAAGCATGGCGCTTGACGCAAGCATTGGCATTGGGCAGGAGTCCACTTACGGGACGCTGTCCGCCACCGTTGAGGGTTACGAAGGCCACGCCGACTCGTGGAAGACGACCCGTGAGTTCATTGAGTCTGTCGGCTTCCGCGCCGGTATGCAGACCAACCGCGCTGACCGCCGGAACATCGTCAACATGGGCGGTGAAGGTGAGATTGAGATTGACGTTCTCGACGCGGGGGCAGGGTCTCTCTTCGCTGCGGCGTTCGACAAGTCCACCGTGACGAGCAACGGGGACGGTACGCGCACGTGGGTCTTTGAGACTTCGTCCGACATGCAGTCCCCTTCGTTCTCGGCTCAGATGGTTCGCCCCACCGTGGACGGTACGAAGGTTGCGTATAAGCACCTGGGCTGTGTTGCAACTGAGTGGTCACTGACCGCTGAGACCGAAGAGGCTTCTGTTCTCACGGTCGGCTTTGACTTCCGGGACGTGACCCACTCCAAGCTTCCGGGTGACATTGTCGCGCCCGTGTATCCCGCTGAGGCGTACGCGTACGACTGGACGCGCACGAGTGTTGCCCTGACCCGGGACGGCAGCGCGGTACCGCTCATGGCTACGAAGCTTGAGCTGTCCGGTGACCGTGGCCTGAACGTGGACCGGCGCTTTCTGCGGGGGAACTCCCTCAAGGAGAAGCCCGTTCGCAACGCAATGCCCACGTACGAAGGCAGCCTTGAGGGTGAGTTCTCGGTTGACTCGCTGGGGCTGTACGAAGCCTTCCTTGCGGGTGAGCTGTGCGGGATCACGGTCAACATGACCGGGCTTGTTCCGAACGCTTCGCTCAAGGTGGAAGCGCCGGCCGTTCAGTTCACCGGGGAGTCCCCGGAAGCGTCCGTTGACGAGCTGACCGTTCACAACCTGCCGTTCCGAATCCTTGACCCGGGCAACGGCACTGCCGCAATCAAGGTCACGTACACGGAGCCGGAGCCGGCCACGCCGTAAGGAGACCGCTCGTGTCCCGTAGCAACTTCACAGTCCAAGTTGACGGTCTCCGTCAGTTTCAGCGGAACGTGCGACAGCTACGGGACAAGGAGCTGAACAAGACGATCCGGGGAGCGAACAAGAAGGCCGGTGAACTTGTCCTTCCCGCTGCTGTGCGTGAGTCCCCGGACGGTCACCGGGACGCTAAGTCGTCCAAGAAGTACCGTCCGGGGAAACTCGACAAGTCCGTTAAGGTCGTCGCTTCTCAGAAGTCGGTGGCCATTAAAGCGGGCTCAGCGTCCCGTGTTCCCTACGCTGCCGCAATTCACTTCGGTTATCGGAAGCGCAATATCCGCCCGAACCGATTCCTTTACCGCGCTATGGCTCGTAAGTCTCAGGCCGTAAGCGCGACGTACGAGCGGCTGATATCTCAGATCGTTCGCGACTACTTGGAGAGTTGATATGCCCGCTCAGAAGCCGAAGCCTGCCGCTGACGACGTTCTGTCTCTCAAGATGGACAGCCTTACCGTTGGCGAGATTTGCGAGATTGAAGAGATCATTGACGGTCCGCTTGACGGTATGGCGAAGGCCGGAGCCAAGAAGGGCAAGCTCATCCTTGCCATGGCGTACGTGGTCAAGAAGCGCACGAACCCTGACTTCACCCTTGAGGACGCGAAGAACCTTCGCATTGAGTTCAAGGGCAAGGCGAAGGCGGACCCTACCGTTCCCAACGCGTAGTTGTGTGCGCGCGTCTCGTTGGCCACTTCAAGGGGCTTACGTGGCGCGACGTGCAGTCCCTTGAGTTGAGGGATTTTCGCGCGTTGGTAGATCAGATGAACGACGACCTTGAGGCGCAAGAGCGCGAGTACAACAAGTCTTCGCGCGGGGGACGTGGCCGGTCAGCCGGCGGCAATGGGGAGCGTCGTACTCCCGTCATGACGTAGGGGGTGCGCTGTGGCTGATCCCATCAAGATCACACTCATTGGCGACGCGGAAGAGCTGTCTCAGACGCTTGACGAAGCCGGGCAGGAAGTCAGCAAGTTCGGTGAGGTAGCTTCCGGGCTTGCCCTTGCTGCGGGTGGTGCGATTGCCGCCGGTATCGGCATGGGCATTGCGGACGCGTTGGAACAGGGTGCGAACAACGACCTTCTTGCCGCTCAGTTGGGCGCGACACCCGCTGAGGCTAAGAAGCTTGGTGAGGCTGCCGGAGCCGTGTACTCGTCCGGTTACGGGGAATCCGTGGCCGACGCGAACGACGCGCTCAAGAATCTTTGGCAGCAAGGTCTAGTTCCTGCCGGGGCTACCGCTGACGAAATGGCGAACATTTCCAAGCAAGCCATGGATGTTGCGTCGGTCCTGGGTGACGAAGTCGGACCTACCTCAAATGCGGTCGGGCAGATGCTCAAGACCGGGTTGGCGAAGAACGCCACTGAGGCTTTTGACATTCTGACGAAGGGTGCCCAGGAAGGCGCGAACAAGTCAGAAGACCTTTTGGACACGTTCAATGAGTACGGCGTTCAGTTCAAGGGGCTAGGTCTTGACGGCAAGACTGCCATGGGGCTTCTGTCTCAGGGGCTCAAGGGTGGCGCTCGTGACGCTGACCTTGTGGCAGACAGCCTCAAGGAGTTCGGCCTTATCGTCCGCGCGGGTGGCGACGACGTGAACGCGTCGTACAAGAAAATTGGTCTGTCCGGTAAGGACATGACGAAGGCCATTGCGGAGGGTGGTCCGGCTGCCGCTAAGGCGCTTGATCAGACGCTTGACGGTCTCCGTAACGTCAAGGACCCTGCCGAACGCTCCGCTCTCGCTGTGAAGCTTTTCGGTACTCAGGCTGAGGACATGCAAGACGCGCTTTTCGCGCTTGATCCTTCGAAGGCCGTTGACGACCTGGGCAAGGTTGACGGTGCTGCCAAGAAGGCCGGCGACACCATGCACGACAACGCGGCAACGAAGCTCAAGGCGTTCAGTCGTGGGCTACAGCAAGACCTTGTTGACTTCCTGGGCGGAACGGTCATCCCGGCGGTATCGGCATTTGCCGACAAGCTCAGTTGGGTCGGCACGGCCATTACAACAACCGCGTCTTTCATCTCTCAGCACAGCACGACCTTCGGGATTATCGCCGGAGTGATCACAACCCTGATCCTTCCCGCGCTGATCTCGTGGGGCGTACAGCAAGTCATCACAGCGGCAACGGTGGTTACCGGGTGGGTCACGACGGCAACCGCGTCGGTCACGTCCGCAGCAACTCAGGTGGCAGCGTCGTGGTCAACGATCGGGGGATGGATTGCAGCGGCAGCACGAGCCGTTATAGCGGGTGCCGTGATCGTCGGTCAGTGGGTTCTCATGGGGGCTCAGTCGCTTCTACAGGCTGCCCGCATGGCTGCCGCATGGCTGATCGCTATGGGTCCCATTGGCCTGATCATTGCTGCGATCGTCGCTCTTGCGCTGATCATCTGGCAGAACTGGGACACGATCAAGCAATGGACTCTTGACGCGTTTCAGTGGGTTTGGGATTGGGTCAAGAAAATCTTCGGATGGCTCAAGGATCTCTTCCTGAACTTCACGGGACCGGGCTTGATCATCAAGCATTGGGACAAGATCGTTGGCGCGACGAAGACCGCGTTCACGACCGTCAAGAACTTCGCAAAGAACGCGCTTGACGCTGTGGTCAA